GCCTCCATCTCAGGGAGAATCTGATTGACGATGGCCCGTGTGGCGTTGTCCTTCACCAGGTCGAAACCGGTATTGGTGAGCTCCTGAAAGACTTCCTGATTCTTGATGATGTCGAGGATGGGGCGCTCTTGACCAATAAGCTGCGCCGCCTGAATGAGCCCCAAGGAGTACGCTTGGCCGTAGTACCAGGCAACGGGGGAATCCTCGGCCGCTGGTTTGTACTGGCCGACGAAATCCTTCAGGGCGTCCATGATGGCCGCTCGCTGCTCAGCGGTGTACTCGAATTTGTCCAGGGAAGGAAGGATAGGATCGGGCATTGTCGCTCCTATGCGGCCAGCAGAATAGCCAGTTGTTCGTCGTATGCCAGATAGTCAATGCGCCCTGTGATCTGCATGGTCGGATCTGGCCCGGTCATACCTACCCTGGCGCGATTGGCCTGCCGCGCCGTAATCGCCAGGGAAGGGGGTGGAAGCTGAAACGCCACGGCGACGCGCACCGAGGGGAGTGGTTCTAGCCGCTCTACAACAATGGGATACGACCGGACATAGCCGGCAGTGATCGGCTCTTCTTTTGGCTGGGCAATGGTGGCGGTGATCTGCAGGGTAGGGGGGGGAAGGATCATCCCCGCCTGGGGCTTCGCCATCCCCCCCTGAATCCACTCATCATTCTGAACAAAGTCCAGCTGAGCCCATACACCAGTCAGGGGCTGGCCGTCCTGTATCCACTCCCCCTGCTGTATGAAGCTCAGCTGAACCCAGCCCATAATCACCGCTCCCTCATCATCTTCCTGGCGTCGGGGAAACGATCTACCTCAGATACAGTACAAACGCATGGTAGATATCGTCCCCAGTGGCTGCGGGGTCCTTGGCCATGGGCTTCAGCGCTTTCTCCCCCACTGCCCAGGCCGGCAGATTAATCCACCCTGTATCCACCGCATGCTCGGCCAGGGTGGCAGTGGCATCATCTGCAGCGATCACGTTGGAGGCATTGCCCGCATCTACCAGTGCAGCGGTTCGGGTGGTGGTGTTACCTATCTTTTGCACCGCATACGCAAACCGGTACTGCTTGTAGCCTCCGAAATCAACGATCTGCTGCTCTCCACCGAGCGCCGGGTAGATATTGGTGTAGGCGGCGGGGATATTGAGCATGGTTTTGTCTTTGTCCCACATTGCAACCATGTTGGTGGGCTTGTAATCGCCCTGCTCGTAGGCCATAAGCCAGATGTCGGCTGCAGTCATAGTCATGCCTTGGGTAGCGGCTGCTGCTATGACAGCTGCAACCTGAGCATCCTTCCAGGTCCCAGGGGAAGACGGGTCAACAGTGGCGGTTGCTTGCGTGATAACAAGCGTCTTTGCCACGGTGTCCATGGTCATTCCTTCGATGTAGATATAGCCGTTGGTGCCGTCCGCCTGCATCTGAGCACCCATCTCGAAGAACTTGAATGCTGCGGTTGCAGGCACTGAGAGCATCAGAACCAGGCCCAAGGTGAGTAGAACGTGCGACAATTTCATGCGAATACCTCCTAGAGAATTTGCGTCAGGATCAGGGCGGAGCCTGCCTTGACGGTTGCTGCTGACGAAGCTATCTCACTGCCTGAGTAGAGCTGGAGGTCGCCGGCTACAGTCACAACCATAAGGCCCTCGATGATGATCAGCATGTCTGCGTTGGCAGTATCCACAGAGAGAGTGGTGCCCCTGCCTGCTGTACCCTTGGCCCTTGACGCGAATGCGCCAGGTACTGCTGACGCGGCAATGATTTCATCCTGGTCTGGAGTAGCGGCAGAAGCTGTTGCGGCGGTGTCTACCCACCACTCGTTCCAAACGAAACTGGTTACCGTCCCTGAAAAGTTAACGTCAAAGCGTATACCGGTGGTAGCGATGGCTGTCTGGTACCGGATCACATACTTAAAAGAGTAGGTGCCCGGTTGCACCGCGGTCTTATCGAGCCCCGTCACTTTTGCCGGGGTGATAGTAGAGTTGGCGGCATCGGCGGCGAGAAGCTTGGTGGAAAGCTGGCCTCCGCCAGAGGTCTGATCGACTCCACAGGACAAAGAGTGCGTAGCTGCGGTGTAGAGCATTTTGCTGGTGGAAGCATTCGAGCAATCAGGTACGGTCGTTGCTGTAAACGTGTCAGTCGCAGTGGCAATAAGTATCTGATCGGACGCCACAGTAGTGAGCCCTGAGCCCCCCTTGGCCACCGTTACCGTAGGCAGGTCGGCGGTTGCAATGGCGCCCCAAGAAGGCTGCCCCGCAGCGTTACCATGGAGTACTTGAGTGGTGGTGCCCTGATTGGCCGTAAAATCGGCAACCCCGACTCCCGCGCAAGTTAACGCGCCGACAGCCGACAGCGAGCGGGGAAATTGGTTGGTACAGCTTCCGCCAGCATAAGCCGAGGGGGTGCCGGCAGTGTTGATTACCAGGGCGGTGCCCAGGGCCGATAAATCCTTTTCAGCGGAAAGCCCAGCATCGGAAGCGCCCGTCCAGTACGGCACAGTGGTTGGTGCCCCGCCGCTGGCTGGAGCTGCGAACGTGCCATCTCCTCGCAAGAAGGTTGTCGTGTTGTTTGGGGGCGTCGGCACGGCCCCTCCGACTGTCGCGGTCATCGTCGGCAGGTCGGCTCCGCCGGCAATGGACAGTACCCCGGTCGTCGTAGTGTTCTTGAGGATGCCAGTGCCAAGAGCCCCTAAGGCTTGTTCCCCAGTGAGCGTGCTATCCGCCTGCTGCAGAATGTATTTTGCGCCGATAGGGCCATAAAGGCCATCCGCCGTGGTACGCCCAAGGATTGCGCCAGAAGCTCCGTGCGTGGTGGTTAGCGCGGCATGGGTGTCCACCTTCCCCTGGCTACCGGAGGTACTCTCAACAGTAGATGCTCCAACACCATGCACCCCAGTGGTGGCAGAGGTGTGGGCCGCAGCTGCAAAACTGGCTGCTGAATATGTCGAATCAGCGATGAGCTTGCCGGTTGTCCCGCTGAAGCTGGAAAAGTTGCCAGATGCGGCCGAAGCTGGACCGACCACGTCACCGGTTCCGCCAGCTGATAGAGTACAGGTTGTGCGGGTGGTATCATCGGCACACGTGATGCCAGAGCCCACAAAGTTGAGAGTGGTGCGCTGAGTGAGGCCGCCACCTTCTTCCTGTATGGTGGCATATCCCCCGCCCGCAGAGGTCTGATCAGTGGCGCAGGTGAATGTGCCTGTGCTGGCATCATAGGCTCTGACCTTATCGCTACCCGTGCAAGCTATGGTCTGTGCCTGAGTAGGTAGCCCAGAGAGCGAGGAATAAGCAATCTGCGCCCCGTCGCCTCCGTTATGGTCGTGGCTATTGCCTCCCGTTACCCCGCTGGCCAGTGCCGCATAGAGAAGGTCTGCCCGCCCGGTAGTGAGGTATTGAGGGTGATCATCATCAGTGAGCCCCAGCGTTGTGCCGTGATCGACGATAAACCCGGAGGCTGCCGTGGTGCCGTACATGAGGCGGGGCATATAGGGGCGAATGTCATAGATTCGGCCCTGCAGATCGGTGTCTCCCTTGCGGCTGACGATCACCGCCAGAGGGATTGAGTCCTCCAACACCGATGGGGGAATGTTCGGCAATGGTCCCGACTTGGCTAGGTCCTCCGATTCATACTGCGCCTGCCCATAGAACACGATGGCATTGCCGCTTGGCACCCGGAAAACAAAATCCTTTTTCCACCAACCGTCGGTCATGGTCACCAGGGCGCTGGCAGATGGTAGGGTGGGGTCATTGTACCGCGTAGTGTCAACGTGGTTTAAGTTGGTGGAGTCAGTGGTGCGGCCAATATCAGCCGAGTCATACATCTTCTTAAAGGTGTACGTCTGTGCAAAATTCACGGTGCTGAGTCGGATATATGCGACCCCGTCGGCGAAGTTCAGCTCCAGCTCGTTGGGGGTGGGACGCTCACTCACCAACATCTTGTTGCCGCTGCCGGTGATCATTCCGCCAGCAATCTGCGCCATCCAGTCATTAACCCGGCCGGTGAAATGCCCGGCCCACTCGGGGATGTTCATAACCTCTGAAATCTTGGTCATCCCGAGGGGAACTTGCACATGGCCAAGGTAGACTGCTACGCCCATATCGGGCTTGGTGGTAGACACCTGCACGATGCCGTTGATGTCAACGTAGACGTAGTTGCTCTCGGTGGTGATGATCTGGATATTGCTCTGCTGCCCCCAAGAGACACGCTTTCCAACTGTGCCTGCGTGGTTGACGATATAACCGGTTCCAGCTGCCACGGAAAAATAGGGAGAGGGCTGAGCGTTGGCCGTGATGGTCCCACCCGATACCAGACCGGAGCAAAGACGCTCCACCTCGGTCTGCCGGAGATAGTCCAGCAGGACCCCATCGGCAACCAGCTTCCACTGGCCGGAGTTGCGGACATAGCTCTTTTGCGTGTCCACTTCTACGAAGCGAGAGCCTTCGGCGGCGGTTGGTTTGGTGTCGCTGGCTAGTCCTGTCCAGGTATTACCCTGCCAGTAAACTACGGCTGCCTGTAGGGACGAAGCGAAGAGGAACGTGATGAGTGCAATGGCTGGTTTTTTCATATGGTTATGTCCACCGCAATGATCTGCGTCCCATCCTCCAGCAGATAGCCGATGACGATGTGACGGTTGGGCGTGGTGCCGGTGATGGTGAAAAACTGCTTCACACTGCCGGCGGCTGGATTTGTTGGTACCGAGGCAGCAGCAACAGCCGTTATATCTCCATCAATGTAATGTTCATCATTGTTCCAGCGTGCTGGCGTAAACGCTCCGGCATCAGTTGCTGCCTGATCAGTGGGGTAAGCTGACTGCCATTTGTGTCGGCCACCACTCATCTACCACCCCTTGCCAGCAGTAATGACGCAAGAGGTGACCTCGACAGCCACTCCTTGAGCAACGTTCACGTTGTCTACCTCGATATCAGAACCGCTGCCGGTAACACCCACCAGGCCATCCATCATGGGTGTGCCATCGGCCTGAAACAGTCGCCCCCAGGTAGCCTGGCCGTTGTTGTTTGCCGCAGGGTCACCCGTCAACGGGTTGGCCACCACGGAGCCATCAACGGACAGTACAAAAGCCGGGGTGTCAAAAGTCACCTCAGCCAGCAGCGTTTGCCCACTGACCACCTCGTCACCAGTGGCGGGCTTGCTGCCATCGTAAAGGCGGATATAGCCGCCATTGAGCGCCACGGCCATGGCATTGGCCTCAATGTTGGCGCAGGCGGTGGAGAGCTTCACCTCATGGGCCATGGTTATCCTCCTCGTACTCCACCACCACGGCGCCACTGGTAGGATCGCGCTTCACGGTCTTGATCTTGGCCGGCTGACGTTCGGGGGTTTTGAGATCAAGGGCCAGCTGCAGCGGGGCGGTGGTGACGTTGACCTGCATCGGTTCACGATGGGCTAACTTCTCCATGGTCTCCATCTGCCGGCTGGTGATCCTCTCCACCGTGGCCAGGGCCATGTTCAGGTCAAGACCCTTGGCCGGGTCTGGCGTCTGCGGCAGTTTAAGGATGGTCCAGATCTTCTCCTGCAGCTTCGCCCAATCGGCAGTGAGTCGGGCTTCGTAATCGGTTTCCACCTTGTCCAGCTCCGGCCAGGGAACCGGGCGGTTTAACTCTTTCTCCCCATGAGCCCCTTTACAGCCGCAACTGCAACCACCCCCGCCGGCGGCACCCCCTCCTAATTTAGGAGGGAGCAGGGGGGTGGTAATGACCTTCAATCCTCTTCCTGCCGAGTTCAGCTCCTTGCCAATGGCCAGATCCTCGATGTCAATGGTGATACCAGCGGCAGCCGCGTTCTGCAGGTAATACATATCAGCCTGGGCATTGAGGAACCGCGCCTGTGCCTGGGCCACCAGATCGTGCAGGTTCACCTGGTCGAATTCAAGCCACCAATCCCCCGGCTTCCAGGTCTTGCCACGAAGGGTGAGGAGGGTCTTTACCAAGTTGGTAAAGAGTGGCAGCTTAGCCGACTGCCGGGTTGAAACATCCGCAAGTAAAACCTCTACTTCCGCATTGCTCAAGCGTTCGGTGGTGCTCCAGTGCATGCCGAGCATCCAGGCGGGGAGGCCGGTCTTGGCTATGATCTGTTCCAGGACGTGGCGGGCCGGCACCTCCATCTCCAGTACCTGGCCATCGGCACCGATGATCTGGATGGTCAGCTCCGAATCCTTGTCAATGGCTCGGATGAAATCCACAGACTTGCCCTGCTGCTTGGCGCGTAGGGCCGTGTCGAATTCGGTCTTGATGGCGTTGTAGCGGCCGGCGAGATCGGTCCCCTCTTTCTTACTCGTCTTGTAGATGACCGAGAAAGATGGATCGCCAAAGCGCTCCCATACGCTCTTGGTGGCGTTCTGGATAGTGACGAGGATCTGCGCCACGAACTCGCAGGAACGCATGAGCGGCGTGCCGTAGGGGTTCTGGTTTTCATTGCCGATGGAGAAGTAGAGGAGGTTGTCCGGCTTGAGCTTGCGCTCCATCATGTCCTGGTCGGATTTTTGGTAGATGTCTACTGCATTTCCGCTCCGCTTGAACTTGATGAATTTGGAATCTGCCACCCGCAGCTGCACGATATCGTCACGCTTCTGGCTAGTGACGAACTCGCTGATGGAAAAGCCCTGCTCAAAGGCCTCATTAGATAGGTTCTGGTGAAACGCTTGAATCCCCTTTTGCAGGTCGTTGACCGGGACATTCTCCATCCACTCACGGATCTCGGTAACCAGCGCCTCGTTACGCCCCTTGACGATGAGGTGACCATCGAGGGAGACGAGCCGGTTGTGGGCGGCGTCGATGACCGGGATGGCCTCGCGGAGGAACTCGAAAAACTCCGGGTCGATCTTGCGCGGGACAAAGGAGCGGAACTGGGAAGTGAAAGGGCCCTGGCCATCGTTGGGCCGCAGCTGAAAGCCACCGGACGATGCAGAATTCCCCGCCGGAGCCTTGCGGGCAAAAAGCCCCGTCAGTTTTGAAACCCACCTCATCATAGGAAGATATCCTCCATCCCCTCTCCTGGCAGGACGCAGCGCAGGGTCAGCACCCGGTCGGCATCAATGACGTGATCATCGAGGTCCTTGAATATCCGGTGCCGGCTGCCGTTGCGGTAGGTGTGGTTTGGGTACATGAGCATGATGTCAGGGTCATAGGGGTACTCCAGTTCCTGTCGCTGCATCTTCTTGGTCAGGAGGTCCGTGGATAGCTCTTTGGCATTCAGCTTCACCGGCTTGCCACTATGCTTGTCCATGATGCTCTCGCCCTCTTCGTCGACGGCATCATAGGTGGAGCCGAACTGGTAACCGGTGAGACGGTCTTCATAGCGTTTGTGCTGATACAACTCTTGCCCCTGCAGGATGTGGACTACTGCTGACCCGGCGTTGCCATAGTCAAGTCCTATGCCCATTTCGCAGCGGCCACCATCGTAGATGTCATCCAGGGCATCTATACCTTCGGCCTGCTGGTCGTAGGTGACCCCCTTGAGCTGCACCCGAGCCACCAGGCGATGGACTCGTCCGATTACAATCTTGACGTAGAGCTCCGTCGGGTCTTGCGTGAATCCCAGGTCACCCCCGAGGAAAGTGAGGCCAGGGATGCTGGAAAAGAAGCTTTTGATCTCTTTGCGAATGTCAAAATCACGCTTTGGCATCCGTCTATCGGTGAGAATGACCGGGGCCGGCTTTCCCTTGTTCCCCTCCACCACTTCTGCCCGCAGTTCGTAACCATAGAGGCTTACTTCGCCCTGGGAGTCATCCACAAGGATCTTGAGGCACCGGTATTCGGGTATGTCCTTTAGAACTCGCTCGAACTGGTGCCACGGGAAGACAGAATTCTCTGGATCGCCCCAGTTGCCGAGGACGTTTTGTTGGTAGCCGGGAGAATCTTCTCCACCATACTGTTCGATGTAGAACCGCCGCCGCTCCGGGGTCCAATAAGGAGCCGGCATAAGCTCTTTGCTCCAATGAAACTTCCGGAAGTCAATATTCTTGAGATCTGCCGCATTGCTTTCTTCCTCTTTAAGCTTCCCTTCTGCCTTTTGGCAGAGCTTGTAGAACATGCACGACCGGTCACCGTCGGGGGTGGAGTAGAGCCGGAAGTTGCAGCTGGGCTTACCGGCTCGCCAGAACTCTTTGAAGATGGCCGGGTTCTTGGCCTTGGCTGTCTCATCAAAGAGCGCGAAGGTGGATACGTGCACCCCCCGCAACGCCTCTCCATCGTGCCCCGTGGGTCGGAAATCCAGTTTGAAGCCATTGGCGAGCTTAAAGTGGTTGTGTGGCTGCTTACGGTGCAGCACCAATGCCTTGCCAAGGAGCTTGTTGTGCGCCAGCTGCTCGCTGATGATGTCGATGATCTCTAATAGGTGGATGGTCATCGGCGCCGTCACCAGGCCGCTGCCATTGGTGACGTTGTACATCTGATACAGGGTAAAACCGATGATCTCCCGTGTTTTACCCACCTCGGCGCCACACTCGTGCAGGGTGTTACCCTGGTAGCGGATCGACTCCTGCTGATAATCCCAGTAGCTCCACGGCTGGTCCGGGTCATCGGGATTGCGCAGGAATGCCGTACACCAAAGCACCGGGTCGTTACAGATAATGGCCATCTGCAACTCTTCCAGGGAAGTGAAGGGGGAGGGGAATTCGCCCCGGGCGATGGCCTGCCACGACCACCCAAGCTGCTGCAATGTGCTGTCAAAGATCTCTTCCGGCACCAGTATGGAGCGCCGCAGATCCTCTACTTTTTCAAGAGGCTGCATCGGTCTTGGCTTTTGCCTGCTGCAATGCCGCTCCGGCAGAGCGGAAGATGTCAACAATGCTCTTGCCCGTTTCTTCCTCGGTCTTGACCCGGGCCACCTCTTTTGGTGTGATCATGAAATCAGGAAGCGTGACCCCAGCCGCCTTGAGCAGATTGGACAAGGGGAGAAGAGAGGGGTTTGGTTTCAGCTCATAGCCAATGACCTTCCCCTCTTTGTCGAGCTTCTCGCTCTTCATGTAGACGCCATACTGCAGGATGGAGGACTGGAGCTCGTCAATGACCTGCAACGTCCCGCTGAGCTGAATGCTGACAATGTCCTTCAGGTCATTTAAATTGCCCTCCTGGAGGGCACGGGAGATGGCATTGATGGAATGCAGGAAGTACTCTTTGTCGAGGCAATCATCCCCAGGCGTCACGTCACCGTCATCGACCAGGGAGCAGGGATACTTGTGGCAGGTGGATTTGCATGGTTTGCCCAGCCCCATAACCCGCTTGCGCGCATGTAAGCCATGGCGCCAGGAATTGCGCGAGGATATAGCTTTGCCTTCAGGGGTAGTGGGGCCGGTGGAATGCTGGGCATTTTGCTGCCGGGCAGCAATGGCGGCAGGGGTGAGGGTATAGGGGCGCTTGGTCTTGACCGTCAGCCGCGCCAATATCGCATCCTCCTCCTGATTTGCATCGGGGGAAGCAATGAGAAGCGCCTCCAACTGAGGAAGGAGCGAAGTCTCACCGGCATGAATCCGTTGCCGGAGTACCTCTATTTCCGCATCACGATCAACGCCCAATGAAAAAGCCCCCCAGGGTGGAATCTTTTCCACGCCTGAAGGGCTAGATACCAGAAATCAAGGTCTTGTTCTGGCAGGGGAGGACACTAATTTTCCAGCATGATCACCCGGCGGATCTGGCGCTTTTTGAGTCGATACCTGAACGCCAGCTCTTCAAAATTGGCGCCGGTGAACTCCGCCCGGATCCGTCTATTTCGTTCCTGCCGGTAAAGATCTTGCAAATCAGGGAACGTCAGCCGACATCCACCGACGGTCTCCACCATGACCTGGATGATGGCCGGTGCCAGATTGCCGAACTCTCGATGCAGGCGATTAAAGAGCTGAGATATTGCCTCCTGGTGATCACCTCTGGTCATCATTCCCCCCGCTCAATTTCATTGAATCGCTTATCTGGGATGGCCGTGCGCTGCAGTACCCGATCAGAGATGGCAATGTAGCGCATGGTGGTCTCGGGGCTATCATGCCCCAGGAGTGCCTGTACCTCTACCAGGCCTACATACTGGATGGTATGACCACACCGGGGACATTTATCATGGCCGCTATCGTAAAGATCCGTGGCAAAGGTGGCCCGGAGTTTGTGCAGAAACGCCTCGGCACTATCAATACCAATGATAGCGGCGTATTTTTTCATGATATTCAGGCAGTGACGCTGGCTTAACCGGCCAGAACCACCCTTCAGCCGTACAAAAAGCGCTGAATGGTCTAGCTCCATCCCTTGCCGAATCAGTAACCACTCCCTCAAGGTCCTACTCGGGTTTGTCCGCAAGGTCATGGTCCGATATTTACCCCCCTTGCCGAGCACCTGCAGCCGGATATATCCCCCAGAATCCTGGACTCGGTTCAAATCCAGTCCAACCAGCTCCGATATTCTGAGCCCGGCAGCGTAGAGGGTCTTCAAAATGGCCAGGTCCCTCAACCCCATAGCTGTTCCACGATCTGGCGCGTGAAAGAGGAGCCGAAGCTCTTCTGTAGAGAACTTGGTGGCAAGTCCAGGCTGGACCTTAGGGGAGGGGATACCGCTGGTGGGGTCTGCCGAAATGACCCCGGTAAACGCCAGGTAAGAAAAGAATGAGCGCAAGGCTGACAGCTTGGAAGCGCGGGTGCTGTTCTTCACATTCCCCTGGTCATAAAACAGTGCCCGTTGCCAGGTGGTGATATCTCCCTGGGACACTTGCCCAGGATCAACGGCGCGACCATTCTCAGCCTGCCACTTAAAAAACATCTCAACAACTCGCTGATACTGCACCACTCCACGTGGCCGGCGCCCGCGCTGAATAAAGAGGTGTTCCATCCAGTCGGTGACCAGGGAGGCTATAGAAGCACTCATAATCCCCCCGCCCCCCCCGCGGTGTTCATCCCGTTTTGGCAACAGGG